TTTAACAGCTCCGCCCATTTCACCCTGCGCTTTACATAAAGCTGTTGCCAGCTCGTTGATTGATTCGCTTGATTTCATTATTGACCTCCTACAGTCTGCTCTTTTGCGTACTGCTCACCATAACCAATCTGGTAAGCTTCTGATTGCCCGTTTAGGGCTGGATAACCTAAAACGCAGTCATACTCACCGCGCTCCAGATCGTTTAGATCGTTGATTCCCATCATTTCCCCCTATTTATTTAAGCGAAAATCATGCGCGAAATTAATATAAAGCCTTAAAATCCCACGATGATGTTGCTCCATAAACTGTTTGGCTTTGTAAAATTCTGTTGAACAATTAAGCGCATCTGTGGTTTCGTGAAAGCTCCAGTGGCACATAGTATCCAATGCTTTTGAAAGCAATTTTTGCCTATATACTCTTTGCTCTTGCATATTATCTTTAACGTATTTTTGTATAGTCATAATTGCCTCCTACAGCATTTGAAGTGATATGGTATATAATTCCCTTTACAATGTAAAGCCTTTTGATACATTTATTTTATGATAGGCGAAAAAAAACCCCTCGAAAGGGGCTTTAGTCTTGTCGGGTAATTAATAGCACCACACAACAGGGACGCTTGTACGCGTGTCTAAGTGGATAAACGTCTTAGCTATACCCATGCCGGTGAATCCTGCTTTAATGGCCTCAGAAACGATTATATAGCCTTCTGCGCCATTATTGATCTTAATGTCTGCGGCGATGCCGCGAGCGTGGGTGCCGGGCGTAGACTTGGCTTTTTCGATGCTGTGCCCTTCTGGGTCCCGGTAGCCAGATGTGATAATAAACGGAAACCCGCATTCGTGACGCAGGTCATCAAGTTTAATTAAGAAATCATCAGACATTGCGTTATTGCCGGTCTGCTGGCAATCAAAGTCTGACTTTCGAAAGTATCTCATTTGCGAAGTTCCATCAATTTACTAGCACCCCGAATACCAAAACTTGAGCTAATAGCTATGAATAATAAATATTGGTACCACTCAGGTAATTTTTCCAGTGCTTCGAATCCGGTAGAAACCCGGTCAATTACTGATACATCATTTGCCGCTATAGCATAGCCGACCATAAATACGGGGATTGATAGAACAATAGTCCAGAACTCATCCTTCCAAGAATTGCTTGACGCATCTGCCATCTTGTTTTCCCAGTCAGCGTCGTTCTGTATAACTGACATCTTGGCTTGATGCTTTGCTTGCTTCTCTTCAGCTTTGTTTTTTAAAAAGGTCTTTCCAAGATCAGCAACTGGTCCAATTAAAGCAGTGAAAATACTCATCCGAACATTTTACCAACAACAAATAATCCAATAATTAAAGGGTAAATACCCCAGATCATCATTTCTGTTTTCTTAAACCTTTCCGATCCTTCGTCTAAACGTTTTTCAATATTGGAATATCTAACGGCGCATTCTCGTTCATGCCCTTCCAGTTTAAGTAGTGCTTCCTGAACTGTCGCCATTATATTTTCCCAATTATTAATACTGTTAGTTTATAAAGTGCAATTGTCATTGCAATAATTGTCGTTATAGTAATTGTATTCCAAAAAAGGGCTTTTCGTCTACGAATCTGGGCATAAACTACTTTTTCACGCTGTTCTTTTATTTTTCTACGCATAGCCAACAATTCTTTATACCCTTCAGGGCCATACGTATACATTAACAATTCACGCAAATCTTTTTCTTGCTGTTTAATCTTTTTATCTTGGATGTAGATTTCCATTGCTTCCTGTTCAACAGATTTTCCATTAAACAGCTTTTTAAATAATGGTGGATTCTCTGCCTGCTTCTTAGCTTCGTTGAAATCGCTAATAGCTCCGTACCACTTACCCACTTGCCCCAGAGTGTCATCCACATCACGCCCTAGCTCTACCATTTTCTGTATAGTCTTATAAGCGCTTGTAGCCATAGCAACGGCAGAAATAGGGTCAATCATAAATAATCACCTTTGCTGGGTCTACGTACACTGGCTTACAGTAAGCATGCACTGGCGTGTAATACTTTCGTCTTGTCCCCTGTATTGTTAATTCTTCAGCATACCACCGGCATCGAGCTAAACCTTTCCAATAGCTAGTGGCCTCTACGTCAATCGTTCCATTGATTAAAACTATTAACGCAAAGACCAGTTGCACTTAAGCCTCTTCGACTTCTTCCACTTTGTTTAGATCAGCAATAAGCATATTAATAAATGCGTCTTTGCCTACCGATAGCTGGTCAAGGTTAAATTGAGCTGATTTAATCTTGCGGTCTAAATCATTACAGTGATTAATTATCGCCTGTTGTTGCGGTGTCATATCTTCAAAAGTGTATTCAACATCGTTTATTACAATAGGGGTTGTTTTTTTCTCGCCCATGTTTGTATCCTCTTCTTAGTTAATTACCAAGGTGTGCCAACAGAGATAGCCGGAGCTTTACTGTCAGCGATTTGTGCAGCGATAGAATCTTCTACGTTTGTTACAGCTTCCTCGCCCATGCTGTCTTTAACCCAGCCTATAACATCTTCTTCGACCAAGCTGTCATAGTCTACATAGCCATCAGCAGATGCGTCAGGTGTAAAGCCACAAGTGCCATAGCTGTGGCCTGAGTGAGTCACAGCGTCATCGTCAGTGCTTACTACTTCGCTGTCTGTTGCGCGCCAATGTGCTACAACAACACCGTTATCAGTGTTGCGCTCTAATGTTGAGATTATCCAAGTTACTGCCATGATTAGCTCCTTTATGCGCTGTAGCCATTGCCTGCGCTGATAGCTGCATTAACTGCGGTGAAATCTTCATCGCCCCAATCGTCTTTAGCAACCATCAACTCTAAGTGCTGTACGTTTCTATCTACACAGCCTTGACGGTCTTCGGCATCATCTTCTGCCATAGAGTCTCCTGCGATAATGGCGTTGATAAGAGCTACAGAGTCACCCATTGCTGAGTAGTCTTGTGCTAGTTGTTCTTCTGTACGTGGTTCCATTTTATTTATCCTTCTAAGGTTTCAATGCGAGCAAGTGCTGCGTCTAGTTGAGTTGAAAGTTGTTGAATTGCTTTAACAAGCACTGGTATTAATGCGGCCTCTGCTACTTCTTGAGAACCATCTTCTCTATTGTCCCAAAGTTTAAAGCCGTCTTTAATGCTATCATCTGCATCAATAGCTGCCTTGATTTCTTGGGCGATAAAGCCATGCTGAGTTTGCGAGCTTTTAAAGACTTCTGTTGAGCCTTCTTCATAGGCGCTAAAGGTTTCAGGAAGTTCGCCAAGTGTTTTGTAGTTAAACGTGCGAGGCTGTAAAGCATTGATGAAGCTCAGACCTGCTGTAGAGTCTGCAATGTCTTTTTTGTATCGTTCATCAGATACTGTTGCCCAAGTTGCTACACCGTGTTGCGCTCTGATGTCATTACCGCTTTGACCTAAAGTTGTATACCCTGCTTCACCAGACAAGTCATACCCCAGCATCATTGCCCCAGAAGTAGTGCCGCTTGTTGAGCGACAGTAAGCGCCAATAATAGTATTAACGGTTCCAGAAGAAGTAGGGACACTCCAAGTTCCTGCGTTAGACCCTACAAATGTATTTCCTGCACCTGTTGCTAAGCGTCCTGTATCATAACCAAGGGCTGTATTGTTAGACGCTGTGGTGTTTGTGCCTAAAGCGTTATACCCCAACGCAGTGTTGTTAGAAGCGGTGGTGTTGGATTGTAAAGCACCTGCGCCCACTGCGGAATTAAACTGCCCTGTGCTATTGTTAGCGAGAGCGGCGTTAACATTGCCAATGTAATAAGCACCCATAGCTATGTTACCGTTGCCGGTAGTGTTTGCTCCTAAAGCACTCCTACCAACCGCTGAGTTACCGGAGCCTATGGTGTTTGAGTATAAAGCATTTTTACCAACTGCTGTGTTGGTTACGCCTGTAGTGTTAAAGCGCATTGCAGTTTGACCAACAGCAGTATTATCGCTTGCAGTTGTGTTATCAAGTAAAGCGCCTTCACCCAGACTTGTGTTATACGAGCCTGTAGTATTCAGTTTAAGTGTGTTCATACCTACTGATACGTTTGCAGAACCTGTTGTGTTTGCGGCTAAAGCACTTGTGCCTACAGCAGCATTTGAGTGGCCTGTAGTGTTTAGCCTTAAAGCGTGTAATCCAAGTGAAGTGTTATTAGCCCCTGTAGTAGTTGCTTCTTGTGATTGGTAACCTACTGCGGTGTTGTTGGACGCTGTGGTGTTGGATTTTAATGCGTCTTTACCGACTGCGGTGTTTGCTCCACCTGTGGTGTTTGCGAATAAAGAATTTACACCCACTGCCACGTTATTAGCCGCTGTGGTGTTTGACCCTAATGCCCCAACACCCACGCCCACGTTCTCAGAGCCTGTTGTATTTGCATCAAGTGATTCTTTACCGATGGCGGTGTTGTTTGAGCCTGTAGTATTAGCACCTAAAGCTGCGTAGCCTACTGCGGTGCTGTTAGCGGCAGTTGTTTGAGCATCACCTGCAAGACCACCTATGAGGGTGTTAGCTGTGCCGGTAGTTACTGACCCGCCTGAATTGTAACCAATCGCTACGTTATAAGCATCTACACTAGAGGGGGCGGATACAGATTGTAACGTGTTGTTACCAATCGCTACGTTTCTATTAGTGGCGGCTCCTCCGCCTAAAGCATTTCTACCCACTGCAACATTAAGAGTTCCTGTTGTTAGGGTAGTGCCTGCCGAAACACCGATTAAAGTATTGTCCGCGCCAGTAGTTAGTAACAGACCAGAGTTTAAACCCGCCGCTGTGTTATAAGACGCTGTAGTAAGCGAAAGTAGAGAGGCTTGCCCAAGTGCAGTGTTGCTACCGCCTGTGGTGCTTGCGGTTAAAGCTAAAGACCCCAAGGCTACGTTGTTTGTGCCTGTGGTGATTTTTAAACCTGCGGAAGCTCCAACTAACGTATTGTCATTACCCGTCATTACCGTTGCGCCGCCCAGCCCACCACCTGCCAAGTAACCTATGGCTGTGGTGTTAGACGCTGTTGTCATATATCTTGAGGCTTGGAAGCCGATAGCAGTATTATTATTTCCTGTTGAAGCTGCCGCCAGACTTAAACCGCCTATCGCTACGTTACCGCCTCCAGTAGTAAGAGCAGTACCAGCGGGGTATCCAACAGCAACATTATAATCACCCGTAGTAATCGCAGTACCTGCTTCATCGCCTACAACAGTATTATAATTACCACCTGCTATAATGCTGTTACCTGCGTTGACACCTGCGCGGAAGTTGCTTGTTCCTGCTGTAGCAGTCTGTAGTGTGCCTGTACCTGCGGCAAGGATTACATTACCGCTGGAGTCTATGCGCATGCGTTCTGTTGTGCCGTTAGTAGCAAAGTACAGCGCCTCTTGAGATTGAATACCTAAGCCTGTATCACTTGCCCCAGCAACCAAATAGTTTGCCTGACCTATTCCTCCTTTTTTAACACCACTACCGTTTATATTAATCAAGCCAACGCCTGACCCATCAACAGTAACTACGCCATATACGTGCAATGGGGAAACTGGCGAACTAGTACCAATACCCAAAGACTCCGCAGACGCATCCCAGAAGAACTTTGCAGTTGTGCCTGTGTCCTCGTAGAAGCTGATGTCTCCATTGTTTTCAGCAAGTATGCGGCGTTTGTCACTGGTATATACCCTAACACCTCCGCCACCTACACCAGCTAAGTTTAAATTGCTAATAGATTGTGAGCCTTGAATAAAAGGGCTGTAGTTTTCTGTTAAATCAAAGGTAATACCTGCATTTGAACCGTTTTGGACATTTAGACCATCAGCAACAACACTACCCGTAACATCAATGCCTGTGGAGTCTAAGGTCATTCTTGCGCCAGCAGCAGCCCTGAACGTCATTGTGTCGTCAGAGTTAGTGTAAGCAATAGATCCTGCATCGGTGTCTGTATCACCCATACGCAGCTCAGACTCACCAGTAGCGGATGAGATTATAAACGCTGCTGAGTAAGCGTTAGAAATAGTACCAACAGTAAGCCCACCCATCGTGGCTGTACCAGTAACGTCTATGCCTGTGGAGGTGGTGGCTAGTTTGGGGGAGTTGTTGTGATAGAATGTACCAGCCCCACCGCTAACAAAAGAAGCATAAGTAGCACCGTCTGCGTTTTGTAAAGACAAGTCTGTTGCTCTAATAAGCAAGTTTCCTGTGCCGCTGTCTCTAATTAAAGAACGAGTACCGTCATGGAAGATTTCTAAATCCCCACCAGCACCAAACGTAGCCTTGTCATTGTCGCCCAATGCTATGCCGCCGTTGGCTGTGATTTCTCCAGAAGCTGTCAATGTAGTAAATGCGCCAGTAGAGGCAGACGATGCGCCAATAGTCGTGCCGTCAATAGTGCCGCCGTTGATGTCTACGCTAGTTGCCACAAAGTTAGAACCGTCAGCCCTTGCAAGCTCAAATCCGCCAACAGTCGAGCCATCATGGACCACCAAAGTGTCTTTTGTAGTATTTACCGAAATTTCACCGTCCAAACCCGTGAAAGATGCGTGCTCGGTGGTTGTTCCTCTGCGTCTCTGTACTGCTGTAGTCATTTTATTACTCCGGCTTAGTTGGCCAAATTATATCATTTATTGAAATTGCGTCACCATAGGTTTCAGTAATGTCTCTTAATGCTTGCCTATATGTTGCCCATTCTGCTTTTTTGCTATCGGATAATGGGCTATCTGAAAATTGAGTCCAGTCTGATTTATATAGTGAATTATTTCTTCTTAATCTCAATGCAAATATTACTTCAGCTTTTAATTGTTCATCTGAAACGATAACTTCTGGTTTGTCGATAATTTGTCCATCAACAATTATATGGCATGAATCGTCAGCAATGCCATCCATTACAAACTCACCATCTCCAGCTTGAATATCAAAGTCACTATCAACGCATGATCCCGTACGAATAATAATTCCATCAACGTTGTAAATAATAAATGATTTCACTTTTTAACCTCTAATATAACCAGCGATTTGTTTGATAATGTAACAACCGGATTGTTGGTTACTGTTGAGCCATTCTGATCTTGTAGTTTTGCAGTGAAAGTATAAGTAGTGCTTCCGGCAGATGGCGTATCTTTTAACGATACAGAATAAACTTGTCTTAATTTCCTGCCATTGCCTGCATCACCAAATTGCCAATTTTGCACGCCAATAGGAGTAGCTGAACCGATTATTGTTCCATTTCTTCTTATCGCAAAAGCAACATCAACTGCTTCATTTGTTTCATCATCGTTAAATCCAAAAAATACAATTGAAGCAAAAATGTTTACTGAGCCACCAGCAGACGTATAAGTTACTGTTTGCTGCGAAACTTCACCATTTGATTCTGATATGTTTGATGCAGTTGCAGTATATGCGCTATTAGGTAGAGTTACTGCATTACCTGCGATTTGCAAAGTATCAACAGATAGGTTGGCAATTTTACCGGTAGTTACTGCCAAATTAGCAATCTTTGCAGAAGTAACCGCAAGGTTGGCAATATTGGCGGCCTCAATAACTGCATTGTCTATCTGCGCCGAATCAGTAATAACGCCAGAGGCAGCAATTAAACCACCCGTAATTGAATTGGCTGCTATCTTGTCTGTAGTAATTGCTTCAGCGTTAATAGCGACAGATGTTATAGCATTAGCGGCAATAGCATCAGCCCCAATAGCGCCAGCTTGAATAGCACCAGCAGTAACCGCATCGGCGGCTATCTTTGCGCTAGTTATCGAGTCGGCAGCAATGCTTTCAGCAGTTACCGCATTAGCGGCAATCAAGTTAGCTGTAATCGCATCAGCAGCAATTGCGGCAGTAGTGATTGATCCAGCACTTATCGCATCAGCAGTAATAGCACCGGTTGCTATTTCATTTGCAGTAATAGCATCAGCGGCTATTTTTACAGTAGTAATTGATCCAGCGGCGATTGATTCAGCGGTAACAGCATTAGCAGCTATTTTAACAGCCGTAACAGCATCAGCGGCTATTTCTGAAGCAGTAACAGCATTAGCAGCAATGTTAGCGGCGGTAATAGTATTGGCAGCTATCTCAGCAGCTGTAATCGCTCCGGCAGCGATCTTTGCAGTAGTTATAGCATCAGCAGCTATAGTGTCAGCAACAACGGCTCCCGCTTGTATCTTGGCGCTAGTAATAGCATTGGCGGCAATGGTGTCTGACGTTATTGCTCCAGCGGCTATTTTTTCTGATGTTATAGCGGCGGCATCTAACTTGGCCGTTGTTACCGATCCAGCAGACAATTCAGATGCTGTAATAGCTCCAGCGGCAATGTCAGCAGCAACAATCGTATCAGCTGCTATCTTTCCGCTTGTTATAGAATTAGCGGCTATTTCATCAGCGGTAACGGCTCCTGCGGCAATTTTGCCAGTGGTGATAGCTGCTGCGGCGATCTCATCTGCTGTAATCGCACCCGCTGCAATTTTGGCTGTAGTAATAGAATCTGCTGCAAGTGATTCAGTAACTACTGCTCCGGCTGCAATTTTATCTGCCGTAACAGCATCAGCAGCAAGTTCAGAGGCGGTAATGGCATTAGCTGCAATATCTCCTGCCGTAATTGTATTAGCTGCGATCTTGGCTGAAGTAATTGCGTTTGCAGCTATTTCATCAGCAGTAATAGCACCTGCGGCAATTTCAGCAGCGGTAATCGTGTTGGCAGCAATAGCGTCAGCAGTGACCGCATCAGCAGCTATTTTATCAGCCGTAATAGCATCGGCTGCAATTTTAGCGGAAGTAATAGCATTTGCTGCTATTTCGTTTGCAGTTACCGCGCCAGCCGATATTTTAGCACTGGTAATCGCATTGGCTATTATCTTGTCACTTGTTACGGAATTTGCCGAAAGCTCAGATGCGGTAATAGCGTTTGCAGCTATTTTAGCCGTTGTAATTGCATCAGTTGCGATCTTTGTTGTAGTTATCGCGCTTGCAGCAATAATATCTTCGGTAACAGCATCATTCGCTATCTTTGCAGTAGTAACCGCATCAGCGCCAATCTTTGTTTCTGTGATAGCGCCAGCAGCAATAACGTCGCCTTGAATTGCATTTACCGCAATCTTGGCATTTGTTACCGCATCACTGGCTATCTTTGTTTCTGTAATTGCTCCGGCAGCTATGACATCAGCAGTAATCGCGTTAGTTGCTATCTTTGCAGTAGTAACAGCGTTTGAGGCAATCTTTAATTCATTAACAGCGCCATCTAATAATTTATCAGAAGTAATAGCACTGGCGGCAATAACATCACCTTGAATCGCATCAACGGCAATTTTTGCGTTTGTAACAGCATCATCGGCCAACTTAAGAGAAGTAATTGCACCAGCCGTAATTGCTTCGCTTGTAATAGCTCCGGCGGCGATTACGTCAGCAGTAATAGCATCGGCGGCTATTTTTGCATTTGTTACAGCATCATTAGCAAGTTTAAGCTCATCAATTGCGCCGTCTAGTATTTTAGCGCTAGTTATTGCGCCAGCCGCAATTACATCACCTTGAATGGCATCAACGGCTATCTTTGCATTTGTTACTGCATTATTGGCTATCTGTAAACTTGATACAGTGCCCTCTAAATCAACCGTGGCAATTTTAGCAGTCCAAGCAGTTCCGGTATAACGATACGTTTTATTATCAGTTGTCAGAAATACTTGTCGGCCCTGAAAGTTACCAGTAGTCGGCAGTAATGTAACAATTTCAATTGGACGCAAATCACTGGGGAAGTTTGCAGAAGCCAAAGCCCCGTCAATATCAGCGGCAGGTATTTCAGAAGTCCATTCCGTCCCCGTGTAACGATAAATTTTATTATCAGTGGTCAAAAAGACTAACTTGGGACCAGTGTATCCGCTTGGGTTTGGCAAAATAGTTAAAATGCTAATCGGCTCAATACCGGCAGCAAATGATGCAGCGTCAACGGTTCCAGCCTCAATCGAAAAGATGTCATCAGTCCAAGATGATGTAGCAGAATCCCAGCGGTAAAGTTTATTTTCTGTCGTGTTATATTTGATCTGGCCGTCAAAGTCACCAGTTGCAGGCAGTGAGGAAACTGGCTCTATACCATATGCACCAGCTTCGCTAAATAAATTGTTGACCTCCTGACTAAATGAATCTGTATCCACAAATAATGTAGTTGCAGATGTAACCGATGATTCTCCAGATATATTGCCGCTGTAATCAACTGATTTAAGCCAGTAATATTTTAAAACGTTATAGCCCAATCCGGTGCGACTAAAATAATCTCCGCCAGCTATCGCAACCTTTGTTGCAGTTGAAAAGTTATTTACAGAGTTTTCCCATATTTCAACATGACTGTAATCTGGATCGGTTGGAGGTGCCCAACTAATTGTTATTTCTCTTAAACTCCCAGATGCCACAATAGAATCAGGAATGCCGGGAGGATCAATATCACCTTCAGCCAATCCAGAAATTGTAATAAAGTTACTTTTAACGCCAAAGTCATTTACTGCTCTAACTCTAATATTGTAATTTGCGCTTGGCGTAATGCCTTTTAATATATATTGAGTAGTCGCAACAAATGTTGAATTGTAATCTGGCTCATCGGTAGCGATCGGTTCATCAATAGAACCGTAATCAACAAGAATTGATGCGGCATCCGAAATCAAACCGTAATTTTCAGAGACATCATACTCGTCAGAAATGCTGCCAAAATCAATAATTGCAGAGCCTCGTTGATATTGAACCTCATATTGGCTAACAAAAGAATCTGCACTACCTGTCCAATTTATGCGCAAGGATGGAAGCAATGTACCGTCATCAGCCACAACGGTTGTTGATACCACAGCTAAATCAGTTGGAGGCGCAACAATAAAAGGATTTGGCAACGAAGTATCGGGGTATACTTTTTGCTCTGCCGATAAATCATAAGTGTAAATAGTTGAATCATATTCAAGCAATGACACATCACAAGTGCCATCATAATTTAGCAATATAGCTTCAACCTGAAATGGCTTTGCGTCCCATCCGGGGGTTTCGTGCGTTACTGTTACTACGTCACCAACTGATAGCTGTAAAGCCTCGCTAGTGGCCTTAAATGACGTTCTAAGGGCATTTCTTGAGCGCTTTAATATAACCCTAGCCAAATCCCTAGCCGCGTAAAAATTGGTTATTGTGTCCAGTGTTAATTCTTCAACCAACAACGTCCCATTGTCTTCAGCAAGGAAATTAGATTCCTCGGTAGAACCTGCTTCCGGCCATACTGCCTGATCTGGTTGATAATCAACTACCGGGTTAGCAAACTTTACCAATACCCGGTTAAATTTGTTTTCTTTGGTTTCTCCTTTAATTGATATGCCGCCAACAATAGTTTCCTTATCAAAAGCAAAAACACTAGATCGGCTTTTATCAATTATTAGGCTGTAATAGCCTTGGTTGTATGGCAAAAAGCCACGGCAACCCATTAACATTTTTTCTATATTGGAAAATAACGTTTCGTCTGTTTGTAATACCGCATTGCATTCAAATATCTTGCCACTTCCACCGCCCGGGTAGAAAGTAACCGATTCATCACAATCATTGGCGGCAGCGATAAAAGCAGTATCATCTATTGCCGATAAAGGCACGCCTTTGCCGTATCTATTGTTTGTCAGATAGTCTCTGATACATAAAGCGGGGTTATTGCTATAAACAGTATTAGTGCTGCGGGGATCATAAACTTTGCGGCCTTTAACTACTGCCGTAATGTCTGGCACGCCGCTAAATACATCGCGATCCCACTTTAACCGAATAGCAATATATGCAACGCCGCTTAATTTGTGATCAGATGTCCAGCCTGCATTTGCTTCAGTAAGTAAAGGATCATAGGCTTGATCATCAGCCCCGGTATGCACGTTATAAGTATAAAGACCAAAATATTTAGAATCTGTAATTGGCACATCATCAAGATAAAGGTCTGTAATCGATTCAACTTCCCCCTCAGCCATCGCCAAAGCAATATATAAAAATTCGTTCTTATCACCGCCTTGGACGTCTTTAGTTGATACGAATACTCGAACGCCACCTACTCTGCGCTCGCCGTATATAACAGGAATAGGCTCGATGTTTGATTCTTTGTTGACAAGAACGCCAGCCATATCATCAGCCGCTTTTTTGGCCTTTTTCATGGCCTGCTGGCTCATTACATACGACGCGGCAGTTGTAGCAACAAATAAAGCAATAAATAAACCAATGCCCATTATTTACGTCCCCACTTCAAATCTTTAATTGTTTTGGCGGCGAATTCAAAGCCGTCATCGTTCGGGAAATGTATCTTTTGCGAATTGTCGTTTGTTTTGCGCCCGTTTTCTTTCTCGAAATCTTTCCAATGAGAGGCGCAATTAATAACTATTTCACTTGAGTCTTCTGTATCGTCGATTTCATAACCGGTTATCAGTCCATCAAATACAAGAATCGGCGCACCAATAACAGAATCAGAATCATCCAATACTGCGCGATAAAACTGGATTGGTTTGTCTATATAATCTTGCGATAGAAATATGCTGATATAAGATTGCTCAACGCCAGATAACGTTAAGTTTATAGAATTTACTCTTAACTCGGATGTCTCGGTTACATCCCCGGCGCTTATAAAGTGTGGGCTACTAATCCAAGTTGAAGATAAAACCGAAAGTGATCTGTCCCAATCAGTAATATACAAAGGCGTATCAAATTCTAGTTTAATCAGTGTCGCAAGGTTAAAGTCATCCTTTGCAAGCTCTGCAATGGTTGCTGCGTCTATCGCTCTGGTCATTATACTGCCTCAATGAAATCGACTTCGTAGTCTACCAGAGAAGCTGAACCAAGGGCATATTCTTGCACATCATTATTTAAACGTACCGTAAATGGTACGGAATCATAAACTAGTGCCGTATTGTTAGGCACTGCAACCCTTAATGCTGGCTGAATACTTAAATCGCCAGCGCCAGTCAAATCTGCAGTGATCATGTAAACCTTGCTGTGGTTATCAAATTTAATCATATCCCCGGCTTTAAGCGTGCCAGTTAGACCGTCAATTGATATTGTAGTTTGCCCTATAGCTTCATCGACTGAAGTTAATACTGATCCAGCAGCGTTACCAGTTTGACTGCTAATTTCTGGCAATACAATCGTAAATGTTTCGGCCATGCCTCGCTGAGACATAATAAACGCATGAACTGGGGCAAATTCAGACCGTTTTAAACTTGAATATGATGCTGCAAATTCAAAGCGTTGGCCGCCAATATTGCGCACCTGAGTCCGGCCAGATACGCTTTCGCTTGATAAATTATAATGCTGGCTGCGAAACCCAATCGATTGAAAAATAGGTGTGCTGGGATATGTTCCACTCATGCTATTGATGCCCTTCCGCGATCATTAACTGCTTGGTTGATCATTGATACTATTTGACCACGCCTTGAATTAAGGAGCTGATCAAAACCTTTCGTGTCGTTTGCTTGAATGTTGAAGCTAACATTTACGCTGCTATTACCGGCAGAACTTTCACCGCCCACAGCACGCTTTAAATTCTCATTGGTAGCAATACGGCCAGATGTACCCATAGTCAATAATTCAGGGCCACGCTCGCCGACAAGATAAGATTCGCCGCCTCGAACCTGACCGCCTAATGCTCTACCTCCTGCAATCGCTGTACCAGCAACCAAGCCAGCAGAAGCATAACCCATTGCCCGAATGCCTGTTACTGATGCAAGCCATGCTATTGGACCAGCACCGGCAACATAAGCAGATGCCAAAGCTGCGGCCTGTTCTGTTGAAACGATAATTTGAGCAATCGCAATAGCTTTTTGTATGGCAAACAATGCTTTTTGTGCGTCGCTGCCTTCTTGGGCGATGGCACTCATTTGCCCAACAACATTGCTTGCACTAGCTAAAGCATAATTTTGGATGGCGTCCTTTGCGTTCTGAACCCTAAGTTCTTCGGCAATCTTTTCCTTGTTTAGCTTTTGAATAGCGCCGAATAAATCTTCTTCGCGCTTTAATTCATCAGCTTTTAGCTTTTCGTCTGTTTTTACTTTCTGCTCATTTAATTTAATAAACAAAGATTCAAGCCGCTCCTCATTGGCAACCATTTCCCTGTTTAATCTATCAGTCTCTTTGATTGCTTTCTGCTCTTTTTCGTGAGCTTCAATTTTATCGTAAAGAGTGTTTATTGCTTGTCGATTAGCAGCCTGAGATTCATCAGTTCCAACCTTATACAATGCAATTTCACGCTTAGTCATACCAAGCGTATCAAATTCAACGGTTAATGACTTAATTAAAGATTCGGTTGCATCGGTAGTATCATCAATGCTTTTAATAGCTTCTTCGCGCAAAAATGTCAGACGTTCAATTTCTGTTGCGTTCACTTGCATCCGATCGGCAAAATCTTCTTGGCTTTCTATTTCTTTTGCCTGAGCTAAAAACCCATCATAAGTAACTTTGATTCCAGCTCGCTTTTCTTCGTTTAATTCGGCAAGCGCTTTATCATATTCTGCAACTCTAGTAGTAACCAAAGTTCTTACATACGCTTTTGCAGCTTCGCCTAAGTTATCAAAATTGTCCTCAAGGCTTTTCATGTCTTCCTGCAATGCTTTCATAGCATCGCCAGTACCAGTAAGGCTGTTATATAACGCCCCGGCTAATATAGCGCCAAATGCAATTACAGCACCCGCAACCGCACCGCCCGGACCAAATACAGATGCTAACTGCGGCCCCTGTTGGGCAAGAATAGTAAATGCACTGGTTCCCATTTGGGCTTGGACTGCGACATCTTGTAACTGGTAGGATACTTGTGTAGCGCCGCCTTTCATCATTTTGAACGATGAAACATTATTTTTTGCGGCAGTACCAAGATTTTTGGTTTGCGTTTCGGTCTTCTTGCCTTGTTTTTCTAGGTTATCAAGTTCTTTCGTGGCAGTTATGACGCCATCAGTAGTAATCTTAATTCCTAATTCTGCTACATCAGCCATTTTTGCTAATCTCTTGATAATGTAAGGTATCTAGCCAGCGTATTATATCCACTTCAAACGGTGATAAATCGCCATATATGTTCCCGTATGCTTGTATTTGATCATATCCAATAGAACCCTTGCTGGCATTCTTTAATGATACAAACATCGACCATAAATATTGCAATTCATTTTTCAGTTCTGGCACATTTTCAAGCTCTTTTGGCTTTCTGCCTAAACTTTTCTCCACTTGCTGCAAGTTTTGCAATCGGCTAACTTTAGAACCTTCATCATACCCGGCGGCCCAAAACTGCCACTTCGCATAATCAACAATATCTTCAGTTAGCCCATCGTAAAATTTTTGCGATCAACCACAAACCGATCAATCTGGGCAGCAATAGCAGGCGAATTGCTATATAAATCTTTTGCCTTATCTTCAGTAAATTCTACTTCAAGTTTTCCATCTTTAAGGCCGCGCCATCCTTTCGTAATCGCTACTAATAAATAAACCTCAGCGTCTTCGTCTTTGTTGAGCATTTTGCGGTGAAATTCTTTTACAGCGCTCCTGTACTGCTTTGAATCAATACCCCGTACCGATATATAGAAATCCGTCTCTTTGCCGTCTAACGGGCTTACAATGCGTATTTCAGCCCCTTTCTCGTGCGATTCAACAGTATATAATTCTTTAATGTCCATCATTTTCCCCTATGGTAAAAAAGGGGCCGTTAAGCCCCTTATTGTTTAGGCGTCTGCCCGAGTTACTTTAATCTGAGTACCCTCGCCGCTATCGTACAATGCAACAAAATCAAGCGATACAGTAATTGCACCCGGACCGCCCACTTCAGGGTTGCCAGAATTATACTTAACTTTCGGAAGGTCTACAGTGTAGCTATTGCCAGCAAGATCGGTTAGCACAAATTGAATGCTTGATTCAGTCTCGGCGATAAACTTATCAATCAGCGTTGAATCTTCGAAGTAAGCAGTAATTGATCCAGTCACCATTGACTTGCCGATAGATGGCTCCAAACTTTCATCGCTACCAACTACATAGAGTGCCTCCATGCCATTGTCAATGCTCAATTCCAAAGCTGTGACAACCGCAATGCCAGAACCGCCTTCTGTGATTGAACCGGTAAAAGAATCAAATGGGGCTGTAGTAGTTTCAGCATTATAAGTTGCACCAGAAACGGCACTTGATGAAACGGCAAAGCCTTTACCAACAATACCAAACGATCCAGTTACCATAGAATTCGGCGCAATAGACAAAGACAACGTATTCATACTGCAACCAGTTGATCTGAGATATTTGCCAATATCTTCGTGATGCCGCTCTACAGTGAAACTTCTTCGAGTGGTTCCGGCTTTGAGTACATCGGTTGCCCAAGTGCCAGCCAAAGCTGCTTCAAGCAAATCATCGTAAGAACCATAAGACATCTCAAAATTAACATCACCTGAAACGCTTTTGTTGCCATGTCGATAATGAGCTACTTGGCGATCTTCGCGCAATTCCTCAGATTCAATAGCATCTTTTGACAAACCTAAGGTCGTGCCATTGTGTCTAATAGGCGTAAATACTGGGGTTGTTGGCGTAGTCCCGAAAGTGGATTCGGCTACGTAGGCCATATCATGTCTGGAGCCTGTTGCAATTGTCATAGTTACCTCGGGGCTACGTGAGCCATATAATTAATTGTTACTGATATAACGAACCTTTCTTCGTCAATAAGTCCTGCATTGCGCGATACATTGCCCAATCTAACGTAAACCCCATTATACAATAAATCAGTTCCACGTTTAAAATGATCAGCAATTGCATCCGCTTTAGTTTCTGCCGCGCCTTTCCCTTTACCAGCAGGAGCAAAAATATCAATCTGATAAATACCTAAATATTGATCGATACCATTATTGCCCAGCGCTGCTTGCTCTGTCGGTGCGGGCAAATGTGTCGGCCTTAAATATAAAGCCGTTTTTGTGGGCTTAAAAGCAATATTTTCCCAAGCTACAGGAGATGATCCAGATAAAGTATTTAATCTGGAATCAAGCGCGCCGCTAATGTCTTTAAATACAGTGCTCATTTATTAACTCTCTGAATAGCTTTATTTATGGCTGATTCAAATGCCGCAATAGTTACTCGAACCATTCCCGACGGTGCCTGAGTTGACCAGCCATATTCCACTCGCATTGCATACGGCAAGTTATTGGTTAGCCATAAAATGCCATCGTCTTTATGCGATTCTACTATTGCAGACATTTTGCCAATAGTAGCATTTCCGTTTTTATCTTCTTTGCTTAATATTCCGGTAGCTGGCTTATCAATCGATGCCTGCCAATTTCCTCTTAATCTTCCGCCCGTATAACCTTTGGGCGGCTTGCTTTTCCACAATGAAGGATTACCTACCGGGGTAGATTTAATTACTTTTCCAAATAAATCTAAAGCAACTGCTTTTTGGACATCATTAACATTGCGTTCAGTCTTATCCGCAAACTCTTTAAGCTCTAAGCTGAAGTTCATAATAAACATCCACGCCAGACGGTGAAATTTCTTTAACGGCAATCACCTTATAATCAACTGAATCAAATAAAAGATTATCATCAATTAATGGAATGCCTTGACCTGCCTCAGCTAATAACTTTATATCGCTTTCTTGCACTGCTTGAGATGCCTTCTCAGACTGCGTAAATTGCGCCCTAACGGCTTTGGCGTTTATTGTAGTCGTACTACCGCCAGAATAAGAACCGGTAACAGGGTTAAACGTAGCGCCACCAGTTCGCGTTATAACCGCATTAGCTCCAAAGTTTGTTATTAACTTTGATGCTGTCTTTTGCAAGGTCGCATAATCAAACACGCGTCACCCTCATTGTATTGATTACCAGCTTTTGCAGCTTTGTTTCAGCCGCTGTCAAATATGTATCAGGTCTTGCAGATGAACTATATTCAACCTCAATACCATCAACCTTTTCTCTTACCGTTTCACGGCCTTGATTGGCAAGTGGATTTACTCCGCCATCAATAGCTATGCAAATCTCCATTTCTGCTTCTTTTAGCAACTTAGGGATTACATCAGAATCAACGTAATAATTGTCAATCTCAGCGCCGTATCTTGGCCATTGCAAAGCCTGATCAATGTCTGACTTAGTGCCGATGAAATTCTTTGACTCTAAATAATCCATAGCTTGAATTATCAATACTGCGGGGGTTCCAGTTAAAGTAACACCGCGGTCCGCTGCATAAGTAGCAAGGTCAGCTTCGCTAACATAAGAGTTTGCCGTTTCTGAGCTAGTGCCAGTTTCTACTACAATAGTCGCCATTATGCGTCCTCAAACCATCCGTAAATTGAACCGCCTACCCTGCAAGCCTTACTTGCAGATGCGGTCAGCCCAAAAACAACACCCTCAACAAATGAAGGCGGAACAGGAAAAGAAAATGTAACACTTCCATCCTGCAAATCTACACTTCCCAAAGGCAAAAGCAAAAAAGGATTTACAAATATATTTCCATTATATGAACTTGAAACAAGTCTAATCGTAACCCTTGAATCGGCACTAGCGCTTGAACTGCCAGCTACTGCGCCAGATATAAATACGCGCTTTCCCTTTGGAACCATTCTTGCAGACGAAGTCATTAACAGCTTGTTTATTAATATCTCTGCATATGTAATGCCGCCATTTGAAACAATGATGTTGCCAGCAGCTTTTAAATTGCTGCCCACTGTAATGACGTGCATTTCATTAATAAAATAAATATCAGTGGCGGCAGTTAAAACTGGAATTAATCCAGTAAGCGTCACTATTTCAGTATGTTCAACCAAATTGACATCAAGGTAATGCAACTCAATTGTTTTAATTCCAGTACCATTTTCAGCATCATTAACGCTAGAACTGACAATGCTCATTTGAGCACCACCAATGGCAGGTCCAACAAAAGCGCCATCTGACCAGATTACAGCATCTTCTTGGGCTCCGGGAAATACTCTTTCGCCAAATGCGGCGAATCCGTAAGCGTTTGGAACCTTACCGCGTGCAATGTCGTTTTCAATATTATCAACTGGAAGGCGATCTAATCGAGTAACTAATTCGTGAGAAGTGTCAGCCTTTGCGGATGTTGATAGCCTGATACCTTGCGCCGACATTATTTAACCTTTTTGGATTTGGCTTTTACTTCTTTAACTTCAGGCTTATCAGACCACAAAATATCTGATTTGGTCATGTCAGACTTATTAATTACAGCATAACCATAAACGCTATCTTTGCGAATTACTTTTACAGTTTCCATTTTGTAACTCCTAAAAAGCCACCCCCCGAAAGAGGTGGCTAGTTTCAGACTTAGCCCAACAAAAGAGCAGTGTGTTCTGGCTTGATGTTTTTAACACCCCAAGCCAAACCAACTTCGTAACGTACTTTTCTATAGCCTTTGTACATTGCGAATTCCATAGTAAGACCTGAACGCGGATCAGTGATCAGGATCACGTCTTCGGCCATGTCGCCTTCTTCTGGACGGGCAGGAGCGCGAGCAGCAAGAACCAGTGCAGATCGGTTGAACGCCATGTTACGGGCAGCAGCAGCAACAACAGTGATTGCAGTAGCTGAAGTACCAATAGCTTTACGCAGACCGGGAGCAGACAAAGTAATAGAACCGCCACCAGATACATCAGCATCACCAGAAACTACTACATACTTCTCTGAATCGCCTGCAAAGCTAATAACATCGCCAGCAAGGATAGTACCAGTACCAGCAGAAGCCAGAGTGATAACAGTCGCGCCAACAGCGTAACCAGCGTTGTCAGTAGTAGCAGATGCGCCAGTACCAGCTACGCTAGTCTGGATTTGTGCAGATTCACGCAAAGGCATACCAGCAAGATCAAGCAAAACACCTTGACGAAGCATAGACTCAGTACCAGCAGCATTTACAGCAGATTGCTTACCGATAAAGTTTGCGCCAGCGGCAGTGTTCAAAACCAGTTGGTTCTCGCTTACTGGGCTTCCGTTGTCCTTAAGAATCTTCAGGACGTTTGAAGCATCAGTGTAATCATTAGCAGTGCCAAAAGGAGTTGATCCGGCAGTACCGTATGCGCGGCTGAAAGTGCTTTGCAGGTTAGCAAGGTCAAGTTCAACTTCGTTTGCTACAGCGCGGATAGCCTGAGCAATCTTATTTGCGCGAGTGCCCATATAGCCCGGTCCAGTGTTCAGCTTCTTCTGGTCATCGCCAATAAAACCAAACTCAGCAGCGCGAGACTTAGTAATCTGGATGATGCTTGAGCCAGAAGTTTGACCAGTTGGATCAGGAACAGTCATTGCCGGAGTAATGTCCGCAACGTTGCCAGCAGGCTCTACGTCTACAACGATGTTTTGGTTAATACCGGCGCGCTCTGCGCTGGCGTTCATAGTTACAGCGGGGATAAGCCCGGTTAGTTCACGTGATACTACGTCAAGTGCTTCGTAAATATCAGGAACGATTGAGGAAATAGTATTCTCAGCCATTTTAAGTTACCTATCAATTATCAGTTATAATTCCGCCGGATTTCACAAAGTCCATCCGTTTTGCGGGGTTAAGTGCCTCAAATTCGGCACGACTTCTTACCTTTGTGGCACCGCCACTATTTGAGCCACCAGAGGCACCGCCGCCCGATGATTGATTGCCCTTTAATAATGCTGAATATCTTGCATCATTTTTAAACTCTGTCTTTAAATCGTCAAACGTAGAAACGGTCAGATTGCCAGAATTATCGGTTACTTTAACACCGTCCTCGTGAAACTTCAATCTGCGGCCAATGAACTCAGCTAGTAGCTCCGCGTTAGTTCCATCGGCTAAATCTGCCGCTATCTTCATTGCAGTATTAACCTGCTTTTCTTTCGCAATGTTACCGCGTAAATCATTCAATTCCGCAATAGTTGCTTGGTATCTTTCTTCGGATGACTTATGCAATTGTTCATAGTCGCCCTTTTCTTTTGCAATCCTTTCTCTTTCTGCCTGAGATTCTTCTTCGATTGCGCGCTTTGCTGTTTTGGCTTTTTTAGCCTCAGTAAGCAGTTCATCCATCTTGGCTTTCATAGCGGCATTTTCAGCCATTAATTGAGACAAATCTACTGTAGCTTCTTGTTCATTTTCTTGCGGTACTGTTTCTTCTTCACTCATTTTTATCACCTTTGGTCACAAACCAGACGATCACTGACCGCCTATAAGATCAGAGAACACAATGGGATTCATGCTCTCCAGTTGAGACAGGGTATAAACCCTGCCAGTTGGGTCCACAAACTTATCTAATGATAATTTGCCAGACCGAAATAATCGTGAACGTTCTAAACCCAAAGCCTCATCCACAAATTCTTTATTTTGCCGTTTAAGCCATCCACCGTAAGTTACTTTTGATGATACCTGCTGAACGCCATCACTACCAATAGCAGGCCGCTTAGAATCAACATCAAGCCCCAAGTCAAACTCTTTCTTAATCTTTGGGATAGTAGTTGACCTGCATCCAAAATGAGCGGGCGGCATAGGACCAGTGCCGACTCGATAATACTTACCGTCTCTGCTCATGCAAATAAAGGTAGTTCTACCGTCAAGCGTTGCAACCCACTCATACCTATCTACTAATCGACTATTTTTCTTATAAAGCTCTGATCTAGTAGTTGAGCTAATATGATTAATAATCGTACTAATTAATGACGTAACTTGCCGTTTCATTAAGTTTCGAATCAAACCATCAACTTGCTTTGCAATAAAACTTGTTCCTGATCCCGATGTTACACCATCAATTATTGATTGCAGTATTTGCGATCCTTTCTTGACGCCAAAATCAGATAATGCATCGGCAATGGTAAATCCCAAGCCAGCCTTAACTGACATCGGTGTCGCCATCACTGCAGCAACTAAAATTGTTTCTTGAGGCGATATAAAGTCAACACTGGAAACATTATTTAACATTACTGTATTAAAGCTCGTTTCGCTCGGTATTAGCTTCATGCTTTCCAGTTCAATTAATGTCTTTACGTTCTGGAATTCTTCCTTGTTTAGCGAATCAATATCTTTTAATAAATCTTGCAGCCTTTGCGCTCTAAATTCTTCTGGTTCTTGGCTCAGTCTTGCATTTATCCTTCTGCGTAATCTATTTAATAGCTTAACGGCATCTTTAGCACGCCCGTTACCGTAACGCTGCAAAAATACTTGGTGCCTAGTAGCGGCATCAATTAAATAATTATCACTTGGCATCTTTGTACTTGCGATCAAATTGCGTTCTACATACAGCAACGCGTTGATCCCTTTCCTTGTATTCCTTGTTCATTACAGGATCGCTCATGCAACGGCTAATAAATTCGCGCAACGGCTCTTTTTCTTTTGGCGTAGGCAAAGGCATTATTAGGATTCCTCCGGCATTGCATCAAATAACATATCATCTGATTCGGACTCATCGTCGATCATTTCATCGGTTCTTTCAGAGTCAATTAAATTAGCTTTGCGCATAAGATGCCTAATGTCAGATTGAGCGATGACGCCCCTATCCATCAGCTGTATTTGCGCCATAAGCAATTGCGGATCAACGCTTGCATCGTAGAATTCACGATTAACATAGATTGACGGCTCAGATGTTCCGCCCATAAATTCCATAGCCCACAAAAAGCACTTATTGAAAGCTGATTCAACATTGGTAATGATTGAGCTAAGTTTACTGTTTTGGCCTGAAAATCTAATCTTGGCGGCTGCTGCGGTTTCGGTTCCGCTTTGATCTTGAATAATTCGAGTGCCAATCTTGACCATTTGCAGCTCTTTCATTTCCATGCCTTTCAGTGGCATCTGGTTTTCGCCAGCTTGCAATAAAGTAGCATTACCACCTTCAGGCAAAAGTATTGCGGACCGCGAACCAAAAGAAATACCGCCAGACATATTCTGATCTACCCATGACTGAGTTAAACCAGCAAGCGCTGGAGTAGGCTGGCCAACCAAGAAACTGGATTCTTCATAATCGGCAGAGTTTCGATAATGGCTAATATTGATCTCGGCAATATCATATAGCGGGGCTTTATCCACCGTTTCATCGTTATTAATCGAGCCTATGAACGCGAAAGGTATTTCATCCCATAATGAACCGTCAAACTTGCGGGGATAAATATTTGGATCAATTACTTGCTTACCATCAGCATCTTGCCCGTATGAATGAAACATTAATTCATTATTTTCATCGTATAAATTTTGAACATATACACCATCAACTAATCTTAATACTCGATGGTACATGCATTCCTCATACTCAAACCCATCATCAGAAGGCTTTAACGTAGGTTCCTGTAATACAATCATCGATAACTTTTTAGCGCCACCTATTACCTCGGTCCGCCAGTTGATAATTGATTCGGCAGGGTATGGCATGATATTAGCGCGCAGATTCTGACTTTTAACTTGAGCATCAGTCAATCCCTTTGGGGATTCAGGGTAATCAACCAGCAGGCCGTAACGGCCAACCATTAATGCCTCCCCGGCAGAGTCCTTAATCATCTGATCAGCCGACAGCCCATCGCCATTAGCGTTTTCAATCATGTATTCAATGCTAGGATCAAGCTCAATGGTGCAAGGCTTTCTGAACACCATGCCAAGCATTCCTTCTTTGGTATGCCCGGTAAAGTTTACGAAATTAGCTCGCTCAACGTATGCACGATACCTGAGCTTGTTGTTTGTTGATCCATCAGTGGGATTAGGTGGCGGCAAATAAGCAGTGCCAGCAAGGCCGCCTAATGCTCCCTCAGCACCTTTCGCGCGTGACTTAATAGCTGCCGCGCCTTCGTCACAGTCTCGGACCATCTTCCATTTGGTAATGGCCTTATCGTATTGGGGATTTGTACTATCTACAGGCATAATTTATCTCACAAAGCGTACGCGTAAATCAGCCACCGGCTTTATTACTGGCAGTTCAAAAGCAATCGGATATGTTCCCGCGTCTGGCAAGTGATCAAGGTTCGATTTCTTGTCTGGCGTTCCGTTTGCATCGTAAGCCAATTGCTCTAGGCATCTGGCGTATTCAGGGCAAGCAACATCATTAACAAATAATCGGCCTTTTTCAAATGCATTGTTAGCGGCCATTATCCGGTCTTTAACAAAGGGATTCGTTTTGTTTGCGTAAACACGAAACCCAGCATCTTCTAACAACGATATATCAGAAATAGACGCGTCTACAGATTTCCTACTGCGACCACTGGCGTCCGGGTATATTCTAATAGAATGTTCCGGGTACTTATCCTTAATCACCCTAATCATTGCGGGCGTATCGTAAATACCCTTAAATTCATCCACAGCGTGCCATTCTGCGCCTTTAACTATATACACCACTGCTGACATATTGGTAACGTTAAAATCCATCCCAATGCGTAACAATTCGTTTTGCGGCACTTTCTCATCGGATCGGCATTTTATTCTATCATAAGCATTATACACCGTACCAGATTGCAGATTGACAAACTGCCCTTCTAAGTATGCGGATAATAGGTTATCTGGGTAAATATCCTTTAGCGACTGAATATAATCACTTGGTAGATGCGGATTGCTTGATGTTGGGGCTTGTATTATTTCATAGCCTTCCTTTGGGTTTTTCTTCCATGTTTCATATACAAACTTGAACCCTTCAGGTGTTGTTGTTACTCCAATAGTATTTGATTCACCGTTAGCTTTTGGCTGCCTGTTTCTGGCTACTATTTGACGCCAAGCATAAGCGGCATCATCTTTCTTCATTGTATCTAATTCGTCAACGTCAGCGTCAGCGTGTTCGTAACCAATAATTCTATGCGGGGCATCCATTGATCTAAAATAGATTCGCCCATAACCAGGGATATGAATATAATTTAATGGCGATTTGTATAACCTGTAAGCTACACCCAATTCTTCAAGTGCCGCCTCAAATCTAGGAAATGCAATCATTCTAATCAGATCGTATGTCGGAGCGTAAAACCCTCGATCTGTTTTGGGATTCGCTAACTTACCAAATATGGCGCGCTTAATCGCTGCTTCAGTCTTACCTGATCCGAACCCGGCAACCAAAGCAGGATATTTTGCCTTGGTGGTCATATAGTTAAATTGCGGGCTGGTTGGGTAAACTTCACTCATTAGGATTTACGATGCTAATATTAATTGGCTGCGCGGAAGATTCTGCAATGTCTTCCTTCCAGCCTGCTTGAGTCTTTAAATAAAAGATATTAGCCGCGACATTCCCAGCTTGAGCCATTTTCATAAGATTCTGACCCATCCCGGCAAATGCTTTAGCCCTTCCCTTTTTATAAGCATCAAAAACTTCAGGCTGTCTATCTTCAATAGCCCGTAAAGTAGTTTCCGATATATTAAAATAATCCGCTATTTGCCGCTTTGTTAATACAGCCGACAAAGCCTCAAGCTGCGCAGTTTGTTCAGGCGTAAACTCAATCATCGGTCTACCGCCACCATCACCTTGATTGCCTTGTTTCATTTAACGGCCTTTAGCTCGCCTAGATTAGCGTCCGCAAAGTCAGACTTGCGTCCTTTGATATACATATCGTTAAATTTATCACCTGTAGATTCCATTACGGCTTCTTGTCCGGCAAAATCCTGCCATCGCTTAATAATCACATCGCAGTATTTGGGGTCTAGCTCCATTAAATACGATTTCCTGTTTGTTTTTTCGCAAGCCATCAAAGTTGATCCTGACCCTCCAAATAAGTCTAATGTTTTCCCGCTTTTCACCTTGCTTAAAGCATACTCGACAAGTTCAACTGGTTTTTGTGTCGGATGAACTTCTGGAGGAACTCGGTCAAAAGTCCATATATCTGGGTCTCTTTTGCCTAATAGCTCAATTTTCCCTTTATGAGCAAAAATTAACAACTCATGCTGCCCTGCAAAAGCTCCTTTAAGATCACCCATTGACCAATTGTTTTTTTTCCAGACAATTAGGTTTTTATAATTAAAGCTTTCGCTAACGTAATCAATCCACTTGCTTATTGTTTGAAAAGACCCGCAAACATAAACAGCCGCATTCTCAAAAAGAGCAGAGTGAGCGGTAGCTGAAAAATCCAACATTACATCATCATTTTTTAAAACAGAATGCTTATTTTGGTGATTGCTTTCATAACTATAACCATAAGGAGGGTCAGTAAACAAACAGTCAGCCTTATTGCCATCCATTAGCTTATCTACAGCATCGATACTCGTAGAGTCTCCACACATTAGTCTATGGTTGCCCAATATCCAGACATCACCCTCAACTGTTACAGGATCATCCTCAAGCTCAGGCACCTCATCTTCATCGGTTAAACCTTCGGCGGGTTCTTCTTCAAGTAGCCCTGCAAGAAAGTCATCATCAAAACCAAGCAAATCAATATCAAAATCAAACTCGCTTAACCGTTCTAACTCAACCTTTAATAAATCCAAATCCCACCCAGAGTTTAACGCCAGTTGATTATCCGCTATAACGTAAGCCTTCCTCTGAGCCTCTGTAAGCCCTTCTAGCGTAATGGTAGGCACTTCATCCATCCCCATTAGTTGAGCCGCCTGAAGCCTTCCATGCCCGGCTATAATCCCCTTATGCTCATCAATTAACAAAGGATTAGTAAACCCGAACTCTTTAATGCTCGCCGCAACTTGCTGAACTTGTTGTTCACTGTGCGTTCTTGAGTTGTTTATATACGGTATTAATTCCCCAGTCTTTCTGTAATCTATGGTTAGCATTAAGCCTCCGCGCCAAAAGTCTCTTTATGATTCATTGATGGATGTTGCAGCATAACGCTGTCTTCATCTGGTGGCAAAGCGTTTGACCTCATATCTACCGAGTCACACCAAAGGATCAGTGCCGCTTTAATCTGAAATGTCGCAGACGGGCATTCAATTATATTCTGCGTGATGCTGTCAATCTTGGACAACAAATCAAACCAGCCGTTTTCCTCGCATTCAAGTATACGTTGAGTAATTTGCAATTGCTTCATATATGCCTCCCGCATTTCTGCTAATGGCTGCAATAGCTTATCATTTATCTTTACATTGTACCATAAACAGAACTTTGCGCGTAAAAGTGTCATTTGCACACATATTCATGCGGCAATAAAAAGCCCCAATTAAGGGGCTAATTTAAATCTTGTTTAGCAATTGCCAGCAAACCAACAATCGTTATAACTATCCCATACAGTACCACTTTACACCTCGCGTTTAATTAAGGCGGCAGTATAAAGGCTATTGCTTATGATCGATAATGCAAACTTATCATGTAAGCCATACCATAAATGATTGATACATTTTAAATGGTGCCGACACTGATGTCGGTAGCATCCGTTTCTATTTATCTGTTAAATTCATAGTCTTCTCTCCTATATTTATAACGCAGTCCAATTTCCTTGATACAAGGGCCATCCGTCCTCGTCTAAGACTATTTCCATTTGATCGTAGTATCGTGTGTCATAATAGGCGCGCGCTGTCGC